TCAGCGATCGGCTTAAAATAAGCTTCTCTCCGTTACGTGGTATGCGAGAATCCCGGCTTTAGGCCTTTCATCTCGTTAACATGGAGCCCCCTGCAAGATTCGAACTCGCGACCCTTTGCTTACAAAGCAAACGCTCTGACCAGCTGAGCTAAGGGGGCATAGGGCATCAAGCCAAAACCAAACAGGCTCGATGTTATCCCTAGTACTGGGCTGCTTCGCCACACATGCTAAATTGCGATTTAACCAGCATTTGGGCTGCTGGCACCCAGAATGTTTTTGTTTTTAGCATTACGAACGTGCTTAGAGTGTGTGCTCTCCGCTTATTTATCTACTGTAATTTCAAGGTTCTACTTACCAACCGCATCCCTTCAAACCCAAGCGATGCCTTGTAGTTCTCGGTCCCACGGTTTCTATTCTTGGTGAGGTGTAGCATCAGCGGGGAACGGTATCCCTTCTCTGGTGCGTCATCCTCGGTGTCCCTGTATAGTCCAACACATATGTCAGCATCCTGTTCTATCGACCCGGAGCCCTTCAGCTCAGAGAGCTTGGGGGCGGTGCCTGGATCGCCAGTGCGGTTAATGTGTGAGATTAGCAGGATATGTACCTGACTCTCATCGGCTATCTTGTGTAGCTCATCGGTTGTTGAGCTGATAGCCTCTACTAGGTTTGCCCCAGTTCTAGGTACTAGCTGTTGAAGTTGGTCTACCACAACTGCCCTTATACCTAGTTTGTCTACCCCGTCCCTTACCGTGTTAGCTAAGGTGGTAACATCCATCCTCTTAGTGTCAGGGTAATAGATGGGGAGCTTTGCGAATTCGTAGGCATTGTCGGGGCCCCAAAGGGTCATCAACCTAGCGGTGTTGAGGTATACGCCCATCTCTAGTGGCAACATCAGCATTGGTATGCCTGCCTGCGCCATATTCAAGGCGATGTTCTGGGTAAGCTGTGACTTACCTGTTGAGGTACCGCCGTACCAGACTGAAACCTCTCCAGGGGCTAGACCGCCTGTCATCTTGTCGATGTCGGCGTAGCCAGTGGATAAGCCTACAATCTGGCCTGGTTTAGGTATTCGCTTTACAGCCTCCTCTACGGTTGACGCGACAGGTATCAGGTCAGCAGCCTTGCCTGTCATGGGGTCAACCTTCTGGATAAGCTGGTCAAGCAGGTTCCTAGCCTCTTCGTTAGTCATCCTGCGGTTAAGTGGTCCAGTAATCTCTAACATCGCAACAGCTCCGACAGCTTTGTGAGGTGGCGGGATAAGATGTCGTTGACCATTTCCTTGGTTGTCTCGTCCGTAACCTTGTCACGAAACTCACCCCAGAACTTTATCTGTACCCGTTCGTTGTCGATGTCTTCACGTTGGTAACGTAACTGCTGAGCCCTAGTCCACTCCTGGTAGCGTTTCTCGTACTCCGCCGTAAGGTCAGGGGCGAAGGTTTCTTTAGTCACTGGTTTATCAAACAAGTTTGTCTGCACTCTTCACCCACCTTCCTTTTTTAATGTCGTACCTGAATCGGTAGCCTGTAAGCTCCTCATCTATTTTTACGCTTCGGGTCTTTTTCGGCGTACGAGCCAGCCAGGTATCTATCTGGTTAGCCATGTAAGCCATCGGGAACCGAACATTCTCTCGAACGTATTTATCCTCGGCAATCATATCCACGCAGTCTTTTAAGAAGAAAAGAGTAGGTATGGGTTCACCAAGTTCTTTGAGTACTCGCAGGTAAAGAATCTTAGCTCGGTTACGCTCAATTCCAAGCAGTTTAACCGGGAAGCTTAGGTTCAAAGCCTTGCAAGTATATTTAACGAGAGTCTCAGTAGGTGACATTTTGTCATGTATACTGTAGCTATTAGTTATATTATTAGAATACAACTGTATACCTGACATTTTGTCATGTTTTGGAACCTCGGTAAGCCATTTATCGTAGTCTTTCTGGACGCCTATTAAGAACCTGTCCTCGCCAATCTCTTGGTTAAAAAGCACTCTTTTAGCAAGCAATCCGTCCAACGTTTTCTGTATTCTGTCTGTTCGGTTTTTGTCTATGGGGCCTAGTAAATAGCGTATGTCATGGACGGACAATTCTGTCTTTGTTCGACTATAGCCATACGTCATATATATCACTATGTCAAGCACCCTGCGTTCCAAGCTCGTAAAGTCTGTTTGGAATATCGCTTGGTGCAAGCTAGTAGCGATACTTACCGCCCCGTTTTCAACTTGCGGGCTTGCCATTGACTATCTCATCTATTTGTTTTATGGCATCTTCCACTACGGTCAGGTACTCTATGACAGCGTTACTGTCTTCTCCCTTTTCGTAAGCGGTGCGGTAGAAAGCCACACCATCCAAGTGAATCCGAATTGCTGCTAGTTGCACCTCGGCCTTTGTAATCTTTTCCACCGCACCCTCCTTATTAGCTAACTGATTTAACGTCGTCCCCGAATACAGCCTTAACGGTATCTAGGTCTTCGTCCTGTTCAACTTTCTTTTGGTCTGCCGTTGGCTTTAGGTAGCTCGCTACAAACTGCAGCCCTTTTTCACCCCAAGGCTCAGACAGTAGAACCCTTACAGGCTTCCCAATGACATCATTCGGGTCAAAGACTGACTGGTGTGTGCCATAGATTAGGTCTACGAACTTCTGTAGGTTTGACTTAGGAGACAGTACTGGGTTGAAATCACCCCTATACCGTTGACCCTTGCCTTCGCCCTCGTCTAGCTCGTACCAAACATACATCCATCCTTCAACAAGCTCACCGTTCTTCATCTTAGAGCCCTTCTTGATCTCGACTACATGTGCCTTGTACGGCTCGCCTGGCTCTAACTTGACGTAATCGTCAAAGCTTGAGCCCTCACCCACCACGACATCATCCTTCGTGAAATCTGTATACTCTCTAGCTGGTTTGTCGTTGTCCATTATCTAACTCCTACTTTTAATTGGTCTTTGCTGATCTGGGCCCATACAATTCTCTTTAGCTCATAGCCATAGATTTTAGTTAGTAGGTCCGCCCAGTCTTTAGCGATTATTACCCTACTTGGGTTCATACTTTCCTCCTTTCCCAACCGCCATAGGCTAAGCACCGAAGTGCCGCCAAGCCGCCGAGCCTTTTGCCGAAACTCAGCCTAAGACGGTCGGGTATTTTGTAACAAAAAACACTAGCCATATAAGCTAGTTATTAACTTGTCAAAGTTCGTTAAATCCATTTTATCAAACCACAAGCGCTATGTCAATAGTGCCTATGCTTACTGAGAAGCTGTCCACTTAAGAACCACCGCGGGGAGGATAACCACTAGAGTGGCTCGCGGTGGCTCATAGATGGCTACTTCAAAAAGTCCTCTAGTGCTGGCGGGGTTGGCCTACCAAACAATGATAGGATTAGAATTGCCATTACGCACAGGCAATACGGTATGCACTTAGCCAAGGCTACGAACGATCGCTCAATAGTCTTGTACTTATGTTTGCCAGCCAGCTCCGCCTTTGTTAGCTTCAGCTTGAACTTCCGCTCCTCTACTTCCCTACGCTCTGCTATTTGAACGTCCTCTAAATAGTCATCCCTCTCGCGGTCCAGCTGTTCCCTATTCACTTGTATCATAGTATCCTCCTTTTAGGCTTGAGCCTTGACATTATGTTCGGTTTATATTCTTGTACCTTCGGCTAGTCGCAGGATATGCAGACATTGAACGAGTCTGGATCGGCTGCTACGCTTTCAGCTAGGAAGTCGACGTCAGAACCTTCGGTAATGCCCTCCGTGGGTGTTTGTACCATTCCGACGTTTAAAACGTTTTTTGGCTGAGCTATCACCTGAGACATTTTGGTAGAAGTGATTTCTGTAGCCATGCCTAGCCCTCCGTCAAAGACTTCTCAACGATTTTGATGACAGCCATACCGGCAGCAGTTGCAGCAGCTAGTACGGCCTTTTTGTCTAAAGCCCCTGAAACTTGCAGGGTAGCAATAAACACTGAGGCAAATGCGAACACGCTATTGCGTACTACGCTCACCCATTGTTCTTTTGTTATTGGTGAAAACATTATTTTAGTAACTCCTTGATTAAGCTTTTAAACAGCTCCCACTTGTTGTCTACTGGGATCTTCCCAGCGTTCTTTAGGTTTTGAATGTCCGCGTCCTTTTGCGCCACGAGGGTATTCAGGTCGGCAATCTGCTTATCTTTACCAGCTACCTGGGCTTGCAAGTCTTTCACTTGCTTAGCTATGGTATCTACGTCTTTACGTAGCTGAGTTTCCGTTTGCCTGAGGTTGTTTAATTGCACGCCAAGGTTATAGTTCTGGATGGTCAGGTCATCTATTCCGCCTGGTCCATGTAAAAGTCTGTTTTCTGCTTGTTCTTTAGTTTCTGCCACTGGTTGGCCTCCTTGTTTATTCTTTAATCTTAACCAACCTACAACCCCGTTATAGTTGTGAGACTGGTAGTGGCTGGCACTCCCGCCTGGCCAGTTTTGGTCGAAGCTTGTAAAGTTGTTCGTATCCCCTTGTCCTGTTGCTACAGCAATGTGCCCAGCACTTCCTATAGACGTATCCCATACAACAATATCCCCAGCCTGGGGGACTCCCTCTGGCGTGTTTGGTATCTTATCGTATATCTGGTTCGCCGATATGGCGTCGAACTCAGACCAGACCTGATAAGCTGTTGCACGTCCGATACTCCACCCTGATACCCCGACAACCTCCTGGATGTACTGTGCCGCGAGGTCCATACATTGGGCACCGTAGTTACCATCAAAGTCTATACGCCTACCGTCATACTTAGCGAAGAACTCTTGGGTTGTCATTGGTTGTCCCCGATTCTAGTTAGTAGTTCGACTATTTGTTTTTGTGTTTCTAGAATCCCTTTTTGTGTTTCCTGGATATCCTTCAGGGGCAGGTCTTTAAACTCTTTAACTTGTTCCTTGAGTTCTTTTATCTGACCTTGAGAGACTTGGTGGTCGGCTGCACAACGTTTAGTCTCTGACTCCAGTTGGTCTATCCGCTCCTTATATGCCTTAATTACGTTCCACATAACTCCGGACACGACCATACTGCCCATACCAATGAGCACAGCTCCATACCCTAATACTGCTTGTATATTCATACCCTAAGTATTGTCAGACTAGAGTTTAGATGTTGGTCTAGGTGCCTGACTCAGCAAGTATGTAGTAGCGGAAACTAGCAGTCTGACCGCCTATTGGTGCAGCTATAGTACCGGGGTGGAATGCGTCTACAACTAGATCAAGACGGAATTGTGTTGGCGTACAATAGGCACGTATATCTACTTGTGGTGCCTGGATTAAGATCATCGGGCATATATTAAACGACACGATGCCCGGTCCGTTATCTATGTACCCAGTCCAGTGACACAGGCTTGCAGGCGTGTAGGAGTATCCATGGTTTACGGCTAGTATGTTGGTGGTACTGCCAGGTGTGACGGTTGTTGGCACTATATAGCTAAACGTATTCGCGTGGGCAGGGGTTTGTTGTAACCTAAGTTTTGGGCTTATATAGTCAGAGCTCAGGGCGAGTTGCTCTGGAGTTGCAGTCTTCACATCATAGCCTGGTAGAGATATCTTTATTCCGCTCATAGTAGTAGTTGGTCCTTTAGTATTACAATGGATGCCCTATCCCCTGTTGCAAACGAGCTTACCCGTATGGATGTTCCCACAAAGTCTAGGAACTGATTTCCAGAGCCGTCCCCTAGCATGCCGGTATAGTATCCTATGCCCGGTATATAGCTGGTTGACTTTATATAGACAAAGTACATGGGCTTGTATCCCAGTGTGTGTGTCCAGGTAGCAGAGTACCCACCGGGGAATATAGTGCTGTCTGGGGTGGAGATGTTCTGGGCTAAAACGCTATGTACCATAGGCGACCTTGTATCTGAGTGGACAGTGTAGTCCCTATAGTCTGTAGAGGTTATGCTCTTACCAGGGCCAGCAACTTTAATGCCATAGTTATCTATGAGGGTCTGTGATCCGGGAGACAGGTTTATGTTTTGTGCTGTAAAGGCCGTGTCAAGGTCGAGTCGGAATATAACATAGCGGATGTAGTGCACCCCACTAGTGGCGAAGTTATTGAAGTATTTTAGCTCAGTTGTATTAGCACCAAACTGGCTGGTATTGAACTGCATAGTGAAGTTGCCCACCAGTCCAGAGCTTGTACCAGATATGTCGTATATCCAGAACATCGGGCAATACCCCAGGTTGTGAGTGTAGATAACCTGGTCTACCCCAGAGTCGGTTATGGTTGCTGTGCCCTGTGCTTCTATCTTTAGAAGTGGCCATTCTGAGCTATAGAGCAGTTGGTAGTCTGCCGCAGTGTTGACATCGTAGCCCAGCTGGCTGGCTTTCATGCCGTGGGTCATGCGAATATACCGATTAGTACCCTGTCGTTCGTGCCGTCATTCACGACGATCTGGCCGTCCTTAACCGTAACGTAGCCCTGTTCCTGACCTTCTATAACAGGAGATATACTTGTGGTTCCTAAGCCTTCACGGATCTGTTGCATCTGATCCTGGATACCTTGTGTCTGGTTGTCTATGCTGTGAATTGCCATTATAAGCCTTCTTTCGGTTTGTTTGTTATGAGACGGATAGATTCTCTACCTGTGAGGTGTACCTTTACATCTATCCCTACCACACGGCGTACCTGGTCAACCTCGATAATCCCATCCTTGATCCGCAGGGTAACGGTGTCCCCCAATCCATAAACTCCTAGTGGGTAGGCACGGTCATTTAGGGTAACGTGTATCTCGCTGTCTGGAGTTGAGGTTAGGCGGAGCTCCTCTATAACCCTAGACATAAGAGCGTTCTTAGTCTTAACATCTACATAAGCTGCTACACCTTGGATCCTGCCATACTTCTTAATGGACTCATCGTCTGCCTTCTCAACGTGCCGGAGCTGTCCTGTGAGTGGGTCAGCGGCGACCCCTGTAAGTTCGTTGGCCATTCTGTCGCCATCTAGCGGGCAGTCATAGTCTTCTATGGAGCCATGGTTGCCGTATTCGAACACTAGGTCAGGCTGCTTAGTGCCTATAAACCGCTTAAAGTTAAACACCAGATCCTTCGTAAGCTCGAAGTCATAGGCTGGATAGCTTGAAAGGGTTTGCAATACGAACAGGATGTCCCGGTAATCAAACTGTAGGGTCATGTTAGAGCTGAATGTCCAAGTGCCAGTAAGTGGCGTTGTCCCGTCGGCCTGTGTGTAGCCCGCTGGGAAGTCAGGGTTCTCTAAGGTACCGATTGTAAGGTTCTTTAGGACGTTGCCTGAGTCTACAAAGCTCTTGGTCTCTGTAAGGATGTTCTGGACGGCCGTGGCCATGGTGCCTGTATTGAATGTTCGGTAGTTATCCTTGCCATCCCCTGTAGCAACCACTGGATCACGTTTTATAAGAACCGTTGTCAGCATGTATAGGTAGGTACGTGCTTCAACCTCGATGTACGCCTTAGTTCGGCGAGGGTTGCGGACAATAATACCCGACCATACAAGAACCCCTGCGCGGTAAACCCTTACATGGTTAAAGAACGGTTGAAGGATGTCCCCGAACTGTTCGAACATAGGGTCGTCTTTAGGTACTCGGAATTTGCAAGTACCCCAGTCAGACAGATTATCCCTGTATTCCAGCCACATGTTCGCCGTGTTTAAGGGGGCGAAGTTCTTAACCTGTGTAATCTTCTTCCTGTCTCGGTCGAGGATTTCTATTTTGTATTCAGGAGCCATAGGGTGCTCCTTATGCGGCTATGTATGTAATAGTTCCCGACATAAAGTCCGTGTTTCCCCACGCGAATGGGTTGGCAGCAGATATACCGCTGTTACCTGCATATGTGCTTGCAGTCCCAAGGATGACAGGCTGGGCGGTTGTAGTAGTGAGAAGGTTAATCGACCCAACATACCCTGCCGTACCCGCGTCTTCTATATATAGGTTGCCTACCCCAGCCCCAAGCTTGTACGTGCTAGCGGCTGTGACTGGGAGTGAAAAGTTCGGATTTGAGCCCATCGTAGAGCCGCTTAGGGTAATCGCAACACGCGCCACAACCATTTTCCCCTTCATAGTGAAGTAGGTGTTCTGGGTCGCTGAGCCAACCGTGAGGTTCGTCCATGTAGGTGTGTATGCAAACTCGCCGGGGAACCCAACTGGTGTCGCCCGTCTACTTGTACATGGGTTATTGATAGTAGAGTTTGTAAGGGTGTAGTCTGACCCGCCTATAATAGTAAGGAGGGTGGAGGCTACGGTAACAATGTAGAAGTATTTGACCATATTAGCCTGGTAGATACGCACTTTATCTCCTACACTATACTTGCCTGTTGCACCACTTGGAACAGTGATAGTTGTAGCGCTTGCATAAGTCCAAGTCTCGTTTGCGTTCTGCCAGCCGTCAAAGTTTGAGGCGCAGCAAATACGGTAGTCAGAAATGTCAGCATTGGCAATGCTTACTGCCCCGTTGGTCACAGTTACTATGGCTATACATAGGGCGTTGGCCAGTGCACCATTTGAGTCGACTGTAGAAGTCGTGGATCGTTGAGTAGTCAAGGTTACTACGTCTGTTCCGTCAGCAGCAGGGTTGTTTAGTTTGTCAGCATCTACCTTAATGTAAACGAAGTCGTAACGTGTTCCACCTGTAGAGTTGGCAGCGATGGTGACGTTCTCACTCGAGGCAAGTTTAACCCGGATGTTCTGGGCCGTACCGCTTGTAGGGGTGGCGTTCACATAGGCCTGTCCGGCAGATACTGCTACGGTCATGTTTGGTGAACCCTGGGCATTCACAGCGAATGAGCCTGTAGTTGGTGCTACACCAGAAGTTGAAGTATAGGCCCCTACGATACCTGGAGTAAGGGTGTCTGTTGCGACAACGTTAAAGCTCTCTGCCGGTGTAAGGTAGTTAGATGTTCCTGATTGAATTACTGCTGCTGTTTTTGTTGCCATTAGATTAACTCCACTAAAATAAATGCTGGTGTGTGCGCGTCATATAACGACGCCGTCCCGCTTGCTGCTGCACCAAGCGTTATAGTCCCTGCAGCCGACTGCCCAATACTTACCTTATACGTGTGAGATCCGGCACTTGGAGCCGATACTCTAGCTACCACATTCATAGGCTGGTTGTAGGCTATGCCACCCTGGTTAAAGCCACCCATACCAAGAACATTACTACCTTCACGTACCGACATAGATACAAATGTTCCAGCTGCTCCTGTTGCTCTCAGTGTAGATGCAAAAGCAGTAATCTTGATATCTCGACCACCAGCTGGCACAGTTACTGTAACTGTGAGGCTCGTTACGTCTACCCACGATCCAGCCGTTGTATCAGTAAAATTAGACGTACGCTCGGTATAGCCCAGCTTTATTGCACTTGTGCTTAGCATAGGTGCAGTGATTACGTTGTTGCTAGAAGTGCTTGTACTTAGGTTAGTTACACCAGTCCTAGTTCTGCTGTCAGTGATATTCGAGTTTGTAATAGAACTTGCAGCGTTAGCAACCGTGACAACTGCGATGCAATATCCATAGGTTGGAGGTGTACCGTTGTCAGTCGAGGCAGATGTACTTCGTGAAGTCGTAAGAGTTGCAACATCACTCGCATCGACTGCTGGGTTGACTAGCTTATCAGCATCTAGCTTAATATAAATCCAGTCGTATCGAGTGCCACCAGTAGCATTGGCTGCAATGGTAACATCTTCTGTGGCGTCCATAGTTACCCTAAAAGTCTGAGATGTCCCCCCTGTTGGCGTGGCCGTAACGTACGCAACACCGTTGGTGACACGTACAGACATATTTGGAGTTCCAATAGCATTAACCGCAAATGCCCCAGTAGCCGGTGCAACACCTGAAGTATTAGAAACCGCCCCTACTACACCCTGTGAGATGAAGTCAGTTGCAATGCCGTTAATCTCGGCTGATGTAGTTTGGTGCTGGTTTGAACCGCCGGTGACGACGGAGACTAATTTAGTTGCCATATACCTTAGTGTTGTCCTTAAGTGGTTAGATTGTTAGCTATCACGAAATTGGCCAAGCGTCAAAGAATGACACATTGCAGTAAGACCCCACCCCTAGACTTGCCCCTGTAAAGGTAAGCTGGTTGTCCCCTGGTTTCAGCTTGAAAAGGGTTGAACCTGATGTCAGTTTGCCATAAGCGTTTACGTTCTGGGCTGTCACACTCAGGCTGTCCTGGTCGTAAGTAATAATGGCAGCGTCAGAGGTGGTCGGTAGGTTAATATCTAGCTCGATGTACTCACCTGTTCGACGGTTGACTATCTTCGGTCTACTGACCGGACCGTATATCTGGATTGTCGGGAAGGTGTCTACATCCCCGTCATTCGTAGCGGTAGTGTTACCACTTGAGCGTGTCCCACCCAAGACAGTTGGGAACGCCAAGGAGAATATACTTGACCCACCAGAAGTGGTTGATGGTATAGACATCGGTATTATGGCTGGGATGGTTGCCCCACCCAACTGATTGACTGTAGTGATACCCAGCTGAACCGTTTTAGCAGTCTGTGCCAGGATGTGAGGATACTTAACCTTGCAGATCAACCTAAAGGGTTGTTTGAGTCCTTGGCGGGTACTCTCGGCCATGTCTACATACATAACCTTCACAAATATCTGCTTACCGACATTCTCACTCCACTTGTAAGGAACGTAGCCGGAGTCACTCTGAGAGTCGCCCTGCTCTACCTCTAGGGAGGCAAGTTTACGGAGGTTCTCTCTAGCATTATGAAAGTCAGTCTCGTCGTCTGGGTACATAACCCCTTCGATGATTAGGTATGACTTACCTATGAAGGACTCAAAATCACTATCACCCGTACCTTCAGGTAACTTTAGGTCAAACTCAGCAATCTCCCTCCTGTTTGGTGTCCTAGTCTTCATCCTGTAGTAAGTTGTGCCCGATTCGTCGTTGAACGTGATATAGTTATTCGGCGTTCCGAGGGTGGAGCTATCGTATATAGCCATAGTTTACCCCTGTACTGATCGTTTGTTTGCTAAGTTTGAACGGTATGAAGCTGCCTTGCGTTCGTGGGTAGATATGCTTGTAACAATCTCCGACATAGTGATGTCGTTTTTGAGGAACCTTGTAGTAAGGCCACTCTTAAGAGTCTCAAATGCCTCTATCGACATAAGCTCAAGAATGTATGGTACTAGGTATTCAGGAACATTGTCCGCAACGTCCAGCTTCTTCTGACCAATAAGATGAAGTGTCTTACCAGCTGGGAGACTTTGGTAGCTGTAGTGGAATATGAGAGTACCATCCACAACCTCAAATGACTGTCTGTCTAGGTAGTGGGTATATCCATAACTATTTACGTCATAACCCACATCAGTTAGGTTCCCCACAAAACCAGCCGGTACAGTGTAGGTAGCTTGGTTAGCCACAATAGTCAGTGAGGTATCTCGTGCTAGTTTTGTGCAGTATGGGTCATCGAGTGCCGCAGCATAAAACTCATCCTTTTCACTAGAAGTAAAGGTTCTATCTTCGGTATCTCTCATCCGCGTGTTAAAGCGGGCCATAATTGCAGTCGGAGTAACGGTTGCCATATACCCTGAGTATGTCTATGTTAGGAGTATCTTGTTAGCTTACTGCCGCGAGTTCAGCGTTATCTGCCGCATCAACCTGACGTTTGCCCATAGTGTTTGCAGAGGTTGTGCCGTCAGAGTAGCCCCATACCTGAGCAGGGATAGCCGAGTAGTCAGAAGCCACTACGATTGGTGCTGGCTTACCCTTATACCAAAGGTCGAGTCCGGCCACCTTATTACTTGTTCCTGCGTCATAGAGGTCGTCCACAAAGAAGTATGCCCCAGCGGTTGCAGTTATACCTGTAAACCTCACCCTAGCTAATCGAGTAGTTGTCGCCACGTTGTATGCCGAGATGTTGAATGGCAGCCAAGAGCCTGTAGTTGTCGGGAAGGTATAGGTAGCATCGGCGACAGTTGAACCATCCAGGAACAGTTCTACCTTACAGGTACCACTTGAAAAGGTTGCATTGCGGTAAACATACCCAAAGATACCAACCTGTGAGGTGGGGTTCTGTGGTACAGTTGTTTCCCAGTAGAAACCGGCAGAGTTATCTTCTGGTTTGACAACGAGAGAGAGTGAGCTGGCTGTTCTGACAGTTGTATCAGTAAGTCCTGCACCAGCCGACCAGCCAGCACCGTGGTTGTTATACCAGCGGTGTTTTGTAGTGTTGCCGTCCATGTCCTGAAAGGTAACTTCGCTACCCTCAAGTTGGTTAAGGTAGTTCGTAAATAGTGTGGTTGAACCGAACGTACAAGCATTAAATAGTGCTTTGTTAAGCGTTGAAGTAAGGGCTGTCACATCATTCGTATTGCTCGCCTTATCTCCAAAGGTACAGTTGTTGAAAATATTGCTGTCTCCCGCGGCAAGGTAGGTAGCGTTCTGTCTGGCACCATTGACTGTGCAGTTATTGAAGGTATTACCAGATGAGGCGAACAATCCAATTACATACCCAGCCGATGAGTTTACTGCATTACCGCCGTATGAGTGGCAGTTCGTAAATGTATTTGCAGTAGAAGATACACCAAGAGATATGAATCCACAACTCACTACACCACTTGGAGCGTTATAGTGGAAGCAGTTAGTGAGGGTCTTGTTAATTGAAGATGATAAGGCTATACCAGACTGAGCTGAGAAGTTGGTACCCTGAGTGTTATAGAGGATTATACCGTTGTGAGTTTGAGCAGTAGTGTTAGAAGGTAGCGTAATAGTACTTCGACCACCAGATATGTTGTTATAAAAGACTACGCCGTCAAAGGTTGAGGCGTTCTGGGGGTTTAGCTGTATACCCTTACCAGAAGCACATTCGGTATATTCCATGCGGGTATAGTCAAACGAACTAATGGCAGTAGAGGTGTTGTTGTTAGCGAACCATCCCCTAGCGGTGTTAAGGGGTTTGATGATTGAGTTACGTGTCAGGTTGCTCATGTGTGAACCGACAGCGTGAGTATTAGCTAAGGCAGATTCTACACCACCAGGAGTAGCACTTAACACAAATGAGGTTGAGGAGTTGCGAGTCTTGATATAGCGGACTTCGTTCTTGTCATAACCCGTCCCACCACCAATTACAATCTCATCGCCAACGTCAGCGTCCCAGGCTATACCCGTTATCATCGGACTGGCGGCGGTTCCTAGTCCTGAAACATAAGTCGAGTAAATGTCGTAAGTAGCTCCGGTAGTAAGGAACTGCCCACCCACAGTCGATTGGCCTGAGAATATCCCCTGGTCGCCTGTGACGGCACCATCAATTATGAGTGTGTTTATAATGGACTTTGTGGCTGAAGCTCGCATATCAAACACCCCACCAACGGTGGTAAAGACACTACCCTTAATGGAGAGTGTTGTAGAAGCTGAGGTATCAAACTTAAGAGTACCACCGCTCCCACAGGTAACGGCTGCACCCATTGTTTGTGTAGTAGAACCGATGTTTGTGGCAGCACCAGTACCCCAGGCATTAGACGTTCCTGATATGGTGAGGGTCTTGGTTGTGAGGCCAGCGTCATTAAAGCCCCCTACCCAAACATCATCTGTAGCAGCGGCCGGAGTAGCCACAGTTAAGTTATAGGTCATCTGGTACCACAGGCCAGAAGCGGCGATTCTTAACGTGCCGGAGTTTACAGCCGAGTTCTTAACCCTGATTGTATAAGCTGAGGCAGTTAAGGTTGCAAAAGTATAAGGTGTGGCGAACCGGACGTAGTTTGCACCTAGCACAATATTGGCAAAGTTAATCGTGGCGAGAGCCTTGGATACCCCAGATTCCATAAGCTCTACTGTGAAGTTACCCGATGTTGGAGCAGCAGCTACCCATATCCAGCAGCCAGTCACGGCGTTAACCAGGTTAGGGGCAGTTGAACCAGCACTCGTAATACCAGCGGTTGTGACGGCAACGGTTGTAGCAGTAATAGTCGCACTACCCAACATAGTGTCGAAATTACTTCCGTTGTACGTCAGAAGGGCCACTAGCTAACCTCTTGGCCTACTTCAATGTCCAGGTCTTTTTCGTATTCTACCGTAAAGTCGTCAAGCTTGTTCTTGATAACGTCTTGTAGCTCACTAGGTCGGCACTCGACTGATTGGCTACTAAGGATTACTTCCCCATCACTTACTACATCGAAGGTATAGAACTTGGTAAGGTTTAGACTTAACTCTGATTTTGCTGTGATTAGTGCTTTCATATATTCCTTTCTTAGAATGTTGCCCCGTATGTGTCCCAGACAGGTGAGCCGCTAGGCCCCGCTGAACTTGAGACATATACTAGTGAGTAACCACCTGTCCCCTTGGTATAGGTAAATACATTGGTGGTTTTGTGTTTACGCATGATGTAATAATTCAGCGAGGCATCCTCGAAGAAGAAGTATTTATAAGTCCCATCATCCGAGATGGCTTGAATACTGTATGCTGCTGTAGCCTTAAGCCCGCTACTACTTGTCCCACCGGTGACGTTAATAGAGCCATCACTATTGACCTTTAAGCGGTTTGTTGTAGCACCATCTGTGCCGCCAATCTCAACCATCTTGAGAAGGGTATCTTCGTTGAAGCCCAGGTTATCTATGTACTGGGAAGTTCGTTTGACTATGTTGCCATTATTGTTGGCCATGTTCTAATAGCTTTCTTCTAAGGTCGAGGTTCTTTTGCCTCTGGATTATCTCTACATAGGAGCGCAGCTTCTGAAGCTTTACATCAAACTTTAGATTAGGGTTAAGGTCTAACTTACCTTCTAGCTCTGCTAGTATTGATTTGTAAGACTCTTTAGTATGAGTAAGGTCGCGGTCTTTTATCTCTGACAGGATGTAGCTGTCTACTTCTGCCAACTCTTGCTTAGCAAAGTCCCCTAGACCTGAAGCGTCATATAGGTCAGATAGGAATGTTCGACCCCACTTAGCCTCGTACAATGTAATATCGGCTTCAGGCTTATCACCAACTGCTACTGGTTGGGCTTCGCCTGTTACCTTAAGCTCCGCAGCTGGGGTTTGGGTAACTAGCGGTCTAAGCGTGAAACTTGTCGATGATTGTTCTATAGGCTGCATCCCAGTCTTTGATCCTCTTATCTATGTTGTGGTGTTCTAGGGTGTATTGTTTGGCTTGCCTACCTACCGTCTTCCGCAACTGAGCGTCATCCGCAAGCTTGCTGAGGTGGTGATACCACTCTGCCTCACTACTTGCGAGAAAGCCTGTTACGCCTGGCTCTATCTCTTTATATTCCCCAACCTTACTTGCAATAGTTGGTACTTCAAGCATCGAGTATTCTTGCCACTTGATGTTCGACTTGCCCTCGTTAAAAGGACGCTGTACTACTGGTACCACACCAATATCAAAGTTTAGTTCGGCTAGTTTCTCCTGCCACTTAGAGACATGAACCCAGTCAGTTCTGAACTCTACACCAGGAATATCCTTTAGAAAGTCTGGTAAGGTTCCCAGAACCCTGAATACTGCATTAGGGTAGTTGCGTAAGAACTTCTTTAGAGGTCGGCGGATAACCTTTAAGTCATCATAGTGGGTAGACGAACCGGCCCATCCCACTACCAGCTTATCTTCAGGTGTAGGCTTCCTAACCTTCCAGTCGTCAGGGTCTTGACAATTAGGCAAGATTATTACATTATCGTTATACTTACTGTAGACCTCTTTCAAGGCCGGAGTTGTGACAGTTATAGCATCAACATTCCGCATAAACATCTCAGCCAGTTCTCTGTAGGGTGAGCCAGGGTACCAGTATTTATAAGATGGGTTGGTTTCAGCTACGTCAAATACGTTGTCATCTATCTCAAATACCACAGGTGCATTACAGACATCCCGCATAGCCATAGCCATAGCTAGGGTCTGCGGTTCGTCTGGTCTCTGGTACACGAGGATGTCAGCACCCTTACAGAGTGATTCCCAACTGCCGTGTTTCCTATAGTTATCCTTGAGTTCTTTATCTTCGGTCCTATCACCTATTTCGTCGTCGTTTGGCAAAACAGGCATCTGGTCTGGGAGTCTAGTGACATCCCAGCCCATCTTCTTAAGGTACTTAGCTTGCTGCCATATACGGTAATACCCTACGCCGGAGTTCTCGCTATGCAGCATTAGTGCCTTCATTGTCTGCCCAATCTGCGTACTTCCACACCCTCTTGATCGGGTACGATACCAAATGGGTCGATGACGATAGTGCCTTGCTTAAACTTATAATCCGTGAAAACCTGGTGCTTGGTGGCAATTATCACAATAAACCTCTGGTCTAGGTTTGGTTCTATCTCGTCTATGTAAGGGTCGTACTGGGTAAAGGCCGCCCCTTTCTCTTCTAGTAGACTTGCCAAGAGCATTGCTGGAGAACCCGTAACGATGTTAGTTTCAGGTTTGAACGACTTACCTAGTATTAAGATAGGCTGCGGGATGTTGAGGTTAAGGACGTAGTCAGCTATCCACTCCTCATGGGACTCCCTGGCCAGCATAAGCGACTCAAAGAAATTGAACTTTAAGCCTAGCTGGTCTGATATGTATGAGAGGGCTATGTTGTCCCGTGGATGACAGCCACCACCATCAGACATACCAGCCTGTAAGTAGCGTGGGCTGATGAGCCTATCGGTAGCCATACTCCAAGCCTTGTAGATGTCGTCTATATTCGCCCCGGTCTTCTCAGCTATCTGCCCCCACAAGTTAGCAAGAACAGTCTTAGTTGTGATAAAGGTGTTATAGCTAACCTTGATGGCTTCGGCTGTAGTTATGTCAGTTACCAGGAGGGGCTTCTGGTGGATGGTCCTGTAGAAGCCCTCTAGGGGTCCAGGATCACCGCCAATAAGAACAAACTCTGGGTCTAAGAAGTCCTTTAGTACAGTCCCCATAGCAATAAAGAACGGGTTGTAGATATAGTTGACAGTAGGGCTAATATGTTGTTTTATCTGTGTGTCAAACGTACCGGGCAGGCAAGTTGAGATAACCACTAAAGTAGTGTCGTACACTTGCTTAACGGCCTCAATTAGGTAGGAGTAGTCAAAGTCCTTACGGTCTTCGGGCAACCTAGTTGACCCCTCGTATGCCGGGTCGTGAGGTGTCTGGACAGCACAGAACACGATGTCTGCCCATTCACACAGTTCGTCGATGGACTCAACCATCTCAACCTTAGTCTTATCTAATAGTGGTTGGAGTCCCTCTTCCCTATAAGGTATCTTGCGGTCTTTCAGATAGCCAGTCACGGCCGGGTTTACGTCGTAACCCTTGACTTCATGGCCTTTAGATTCTATGGCTAGGCCTACTGGTAGTCCCAGCTTGCCCATGCCTAACATGCCTATCTTCACTTCATCACCTCCCTTAGCTTATTACTATCTTGTACCCGTTCTTCAGCTTTGTTGGCGTACATGGCATCCACGTTGTCAGTTCTATGCCTCGTTAGCCTCTCTTCATGGGTAATGTCCATAGGTCCCTTACCGAAGGCTGGGTGCATATGTTCGGTCAGGATGTCTACATACTTACGCCTTGACAACATGTTGGATACATCGTTTAACCAAGTATCATTGTAGTCAGAGCTGAAGTACGGTGGGACAAAGTAGCCTACAGCATTAACCCAGTTCTTGTGGATGAAACCATGAGTCCCAAAGTTCTGGCCATTCCCACCACCGTCATCACCATGAACAAAGACAATCTTATCCTCGTATTCATCAAAGGCGGCCTTAACCTGTGTGTCCCAGTCTTGAGTCCTGAAGATGATGTCGTCCCCACAGTGCATGTATATAGGGCCTTTAGCAGCCTTCTGGCATTCATTCCAGTAGATAGATAGGACAGTCCTGTCCATAACTATCAGATGAATGGGCTCGGTTTTACTTAGTTCTACGTAGGCCTTTAGTTGAGGGTCATCACGATCCACCGCTACAATCATCTCGATGTTGGTCAGGTCGTCTGAGGTTGCGACAATGCTGTCCCACAACCTCTTAATGTTGTCGGGTCGATTCCTGCTCGGTAGTAATATGCTAATCATTCTCTATGGCCTCCTTAAGTGCTTTTTGGTATATCTCTAGGGTGTGCTGTGCCGGGAAGTCCTTATCCTTCTTTTTCCAGTACAGGAGGCCGTCCACTATCACCCTTAGTCTAGCCGGGGTTTCCTGCCCGCCTATGGAGGACTTGTCGATGCTGCCCGGTATTTCCTTGAGCAAGGTCTCTGACCCCAGGACATCAGGCCAGTAGCCATAGGGAACCTTGTGAGACTTGAGGATTCTCCAGCTGTGTTCTACGTGTTCCCACGCGTTATTGAAGTTCTCATCCATTAGCCCCACCTTCTCTAGGATGTCCTTGGTGTAGAAGGTGAAGGCCCCTACACAGCTAGGCCACCACACGACTGGCCCTTGCACGTCTATGGCGTGAGTGTTCGCCGGCCCATGATGGGCGAACATTAGGTGGTCTACACCTGTCATTTTGTGGGCTGCTAGGTAGGTAGGGATAACCTTACGGCTGACCGGCAGGATGTCATCTTCCATGATGAATATGAAGTCATTATTTACGCTTAACCGTTTCAGCAATTCGTTCTTAGCGTGTGCAACTCCACGATTTGATTTAGAATCAACAATGGCCACACCTTTAACCTGGGACATTTTGCCAAACGGCCATTTATAGTCGGCGGTAGAGCCGTCATTGTAGACCATAAACTCATCTACGAACGGCAAGACGTTATACTGAACCTCTTTCCAGACCTTTTGCAGGTACTTGGGTCTGTTGTACGTGACAACGCCGAAACCTATTCTTGCCATGGGTTCTTAGCAATCTCTTGAACTGTTTGAACAAGTGAAGTATCGAAGCTTGTTGGGAGCCTCCATCCCATGTCATGGAGCTTATGACCATCTAGGCCGTAGCGCAGATCATGGCCAGGTCGGCTAGAATGGAAGTCTACAAGCTCGTAGCTCAACGGCTTACCTAGAATCTCAGCAATACGCCGGGCAAGTTGTAGGTTATCCACTTCCTGCTCGCCTACAATGTTATATTTGTCCTGTAGCTTGCCCTCTTGGAGCACAAACCATACAGCTTTAGCTACGTTGTCGGCATGGATGTAGAAGCGGCTGCCTGCCTTAGTCTTGTCAGCGTTGGCGTGGATGATGACCTTCTCACCCTTAAGCACCTTGGCCACGGTCATAGGCACAAACTTCTCGGGGTGTTGTCGCGCACCGAATACGTTCATAGTGTGAGTAACCATTATGGGCAGGTTATAGGTGTTCCCATATGCCAGGGCGAGCTCTTCCCCGCCAGCCTTAGTCGCTGAGTATGGATTGCCCGAGTTATATCGGTCCCACTCCTTGTATAGAGTATTTCCGGGGGCAGGTCCAAACACTTCGTCAGTTGAGAAGTACAAGAATGCTTTCAGGTTCTTTTGCTTGCGAGCGAACTCCAACATGTTGTATGTACCAACCACGTTCGTCATGACGAATCGGCCCGGGTCAGTGATCGAGTTGTCTACGTGTGTTTCAGCGGCAAGGTGCAGGATATAGTCGTACTGCTTATTGACAATCTTGGTGTTTATGGGCTGAGTAATGTCAATGGCGAATATCTTGGCTATACCGTCAATCCGCTTGGGGTCGCCCGCGTATGTGTAGCAATCGAGTATGTCGACATCATGGCCTCCTACATCATCACGGCCTAAGTAGTTGAACAGTGCTGAGCCTATGAAGCCTAGGCCGCCTGTGATTAGTATGTTCATTGTATCCTCCTATAGATACTCTTAGTATGTAACCAAAAAAGACCCACTGTTGGGTCTTAGATGGTTTCCAAGTGGTTTACAGACTATGCTGCACTGCCCACCTTATACGTAACTTGACGATTCTCGTCCAACATCTTGTTGGCGTATGTAAATTTGTAGCCCACCGTAGCGTACTGGTTGAGTGGGTTCGAAGTGTCTTGTTCGCCAGATTTCTTGACGTACGTGTGTACGCCTCCGTCGAAGTCGACTACACCGAAAGCACCCTTAGCAAGCAAGTGAGTGCTATACACGTTTGCAGATCCAGAAGTACCAGATGTGGTTGAAGCGACATTAGTAGTTTCAACGAAGCGAGCTCCGCCGAACTTACCTACTTCACCATTCTTGATACCTTCAGTTGCTACATAAGTGTTAGCATTTACCCATCCGCCTGAAGCAGTGTCTGACTGTAAGTCATAGCTGTTTTGTGGGTGGATGACCCATACGTAGTAACCACCATCAAGTGGTTGTGCGTTTAGGTTTTTAAGGGTTACTACACCCTTACGAACTTCTGCACCGTTAAGTACGTCGCCAGCTGCAGTAGCTGAAAGAGCAGTTTTGCTGCCCCCGTATTTAACAGTTGTACCTGCGTCAAGCAGGATGCGGTCTAAAGCGTCAACAGTTCGTGCAGCTCGGAAAGATAGAGTGTCAACAGCAGCTTCGATTTCATCGTCGATAGAGGTCATCTGGATGAGGTCTGAAGTCTGTGTGAAGTCACCATACTGTGCAAGCTGTGCACTGATGCTTGTAGCGCTCAAGCCGATTGCTGTAGGTACTGTACCTTCAGTCAATGTAGCTGTGTTAGCTGCAAGGTCATTGCGTCGGAACCACTGAGCGATCTTACCTGAGTTTGCAGGTAAGCGTTTGCTTTGACCAAATTGGTGGAAAACTAACTGCTCACGCAATCGGTCCAACATAAGGCGGTCGTAGTATACGGCCATCTTTGGAGACAGAGCGGAAGTAGTTGTTAAGTTTGTTGTTGCCATTTGGTTTTAGTCTCTTGTTTAAGGTTTTATGTTTAGCGTGGGTCTGCTATTGGCAGAACTTCACGCATTTGGGCTGCGGAAAGGTTCTCTAATTTTTGATCCCCTATTCGTTCTGCCGGGTTGTTGGAGTGGACTGTGTAGCCACCTTCCTGTTCTTCTGGTTCTGACGTGCCGATTACCGCCTTAATGGCGTCCATCTGACGATGGATTGCAGCTTTTGCGTCATCTTCTGTTTGAACATCACCCCATGAAAGGTTGGATGGATTTTCAGCTACTAGTTTTCTAGCGGCTTCGCGGGCCTTCTCGTCCGGGTATTCGTTGATAAAGCGATCGCGCAAGGCTACTGCCTCTTGTTGTGCTCTTTCTTCGTCCCGTTGTGCAAGTTCTTCGCGGAGTCTTTCGACTTCACTTAGTTCTGCCAGGCGTGCTTCTTCTTTTTGTTTTTCGACCTCAGCCAGGGCATTACGCTTCTGGTTGAGTTCCATCTTGGCTTGGTCTAACTCTTTTTTGAGTTGGGCCGCGTCAAGGCTCTCCTCGCTATTAGTCTCCTTAGAGACGTTACTTTCTGACTCCACAACACTTGAGGAATCAGTAGCTTGGCTTTCCGTGATTCCCTGTGCTTGAAGGTCTTCATTTTCAGTTGGTGTAACTGTTTCGGGTTCTTGCATTTTTCAGGTTTCCTGGTTATTTGTATGGCGGAGTTATTGGCTCCATAAAGCCCAAAGGGGCTCTAAGAGACAACAATCGCCAGTACGTCTTCAGCTGGGACGATAAGTGTCTTATCAGATGGGAGTTCTTTTGCCTGTGTGGGGGCAAACTGTGATACGAGGATCACGTCTCCAACCTTGAAGTCTTTCACTTCTGGTCCAACTGCTAGCACTTCGGCCTTTAGGCTCTGAGGAGCAACCTCCTCGCCGAGCATAATGCCGCCGCTAGTTTTGTGGTCTTGTTTTACAGGTACTACCAATAGGCGTGAACCAAGTGGTTTAATCATCTCTTCCTCCTTTAACTAAGCTTTGAAATTTGGGAGAAGCTGATAAGCCTTTGCGTGTAGAGGATTTGAGCCGTCTCAATCCTTCCCCTACGCGTCATCAACTTATAGCGATACTCTCCACTAGGGTTGAAGTTACTCATGTACTGGTCGGCCCAGCCCTTCTTTATCTCGAATGAGTTATTTGCGTTGATCTCCCCTTGGGGTACCCTGCAAATATGTTGATTCCCTTTGTGTACAGCTGCCATACTAGAGCCATAGCGCTTGATCCGTAACTCAGGGTTACATTCTTGTAAAAGTTGTTCGTACCGGCTAAGTAACATTCTTCCCTCCTACTCTGTAGTATGTGCACTACTTGACAAACTGTTAGTCAGGGTGTATGGTGGGCGTATGAACGAAGATGATAAAACACCAAAGAAAGAACCCTGGACTCCTGAGTGGGGGTTCTGGATCGGGGTGATTATATTTGCAATAATCATACTTGGAGCAATGCTAAACAAGGATTCCGAGCCTGAGTCAGCTCCTAACTACGGGGACTGTGACTACAGGGGGTGTAGTTATGCCCCTAAGGCTGGAACCGACCGACTGGTATTGCGCGAGTTTTTGCCTTCTTAGGCTTTGAGGCCTTGTAGATAGGAGTGATAGTTACGGGCTTACTAGATGACAGGTTTACGGACCTGTTTTTTAGTTGGGCTGGTGGGGTTAGATTAACCTTCTTCTGTCCAGCCTGAAGAACAGCCTGTTGCTTTCGTTGAGCTGGGGTTAAGTCAGTTCTCGTAACACTCTCATACTTGCCGCCTTTAAGCTGGCCCAGTGTTACGATCGCTGCCAGGTCCTTACTAACGTCCTTCTTACTCTTAGGAAGGCCAATCTGACGACCTGGGTATGTAAACATTGTACCAATTACGTCTTCTAGAGCTTGGCTCAGCCTTGCCTTAACATCCTTAGGAACCTGAGTAGGTACAACCTCTCCTGTCTTAGGGTTTAGGTAAGGTGAGTCAAGATTGACCACACCCTGACCTTGGAGCACTTCAGATATGACACCGAAAGGAAGTCCACCAATAGTACCGAGGTCTCTAGCGTTCTTAATGTTCCTAGGGTCAAGCATATTAAGCACGGACTCCACTGAGCCAACAGGAGTAAAGTATCGCAGAACACCCAGTACCTCTGAGTTATCTGAGTTCCACTTAATACCAGCTGGTGTCTTCTGCCAGCGGTTGAAGTCGGAGAGTCCTTTAAGAATAGCCATCTGGCGGATACCATTCTCTTTGCCCAGAGCTTTAGCTGCTATGCTTGTAACCTTGAGGTTATAACGTAGAGGGAAGACGGCGAGGTTCATAGCCTTCATAAGGTTAGAACTTGTAAAGCCTTTATCTGGGTACTGGACTACAGCCTTGAGGTCCTGCATCATACTAGCGTTCTTAGGGTCGGTAACAAAGCTCATAACGTTCTTCTTACCACCAGATAATGTCTCAAGGGCAGCAGCCAGGGTGTTTTCTTGGCTCTTAGACAGCTTGGCGGATATTGCACCAAGACCGGCAGCACCTTCACCAGCAGCACCGGCGAAGTAGTCCTTGAACACGCCATTATCACGGAGGGTTTTAATTGTGTCGTTGTACTTATCGGTGAATGGTGCAGCGTTTCTACCTGTGAGAGCGGCTGTCCCTAGTCTAGTCTCAATGTTCTCCTGCTGTCGAAAGAATGGGTTCCTCTCGTAACGTGCAACAGACTGAATACGTGAATACTCCGGGGCAAGTGGGTTGTTACGTATGTTGAAGTCAGTAATCTTACCAGCTAGGCCACGGTCAGCGTAGCTCAGGCTCTTAAAGGCGTTATTGTACTCCTTCATAATGGTTCCGGCCTGGGTCTTATCTATACCGAGTACATCAGCAATCTCACCCTTACGGAGCTGTCTTAGGTCGAATATACCTGGCTTAGTCTCGGTGTACTTGTTGAGGCGGTTCATTATCTCACTACCTGTAAGTTTGATGTCCGCATTATCGTTAATAGCCTTAGCGAAGTTGTCCTTTACTTGGCGGAAGATAGCCTTCTGCTCAGCTGGGTCTGCCTGACGGGTAGACAATCCAGCCTTCTCCAAGGTTCTACCGATTACGCCTAGAGGGGCCTTTGAACCCTGGACTATTGGGGCAACCTCAGAAGCTTTCTTGACCGTGCCGGCACCTTTAGCGAAGGCTAGGAATCTGCCGTCTTTAGTAACTACAGGCTTACCATCTACGAGTGCTGCCTGGACAGACTTTAGCGTGTTTACCTGCTTGGCTAGCTGTTCACCGGTTGCACCAGACTTGACCATGTCTTCTATCTGACCGGGTAAGTTTGGCCCCTTGAGTAGGCCCTCTTTCTTAAGAGCATTAAACTCTACCATAGGGTTGGCCGCTTCAGCCAGTCTCTTAGAGACCAAGGCTTTAGTTTCAGGGGTAAGTCGAGCGGCAACAACTGCTGTACCTTCAGGTATAGTTAGCCCAGCCTTCTTAGCTATAGCCTGGAGTTTACGCCTATCAGACACAATGCTATTGGCAGCTGTCAGGAACTCATTATAGGTCATATCGGCGAACTTCTTGCCACCCGGCTGGTTAGCCTCAATGGCTTTAGCAACAGCGTTGGGGCCTTTACCATGTTCCTGTACAGCTAGGTCTTGGAATACCTTGAGTATCTTTTCATCCTTAGAGGCGTTCTTGCTGACTGTCTTGGCTGCGTTAAAAGCTTCATTTACAGACATACCACCCTTGAGTTTAACTACATCATATAGTCCGTGTGTGTCATAAATAGCACTACTTGCTACCTTCCCGGCCTTACCAAGTGCCTCACTACCAAGCTTAACTACCCCACCTGGTGCTAGTGATGTAGCAGTCAATGCAGCGTTAAGTGGGTCAATCTTCCCCTTACGTGCATCATTTACAGTTGAGGCCATAGCCTGAGCATCAAGTGCTCCACCTAGAGCGCCTGTTATACCTTTAACAGCTCCGCCGGCCGCTCCACCCTGGAATGGGCTAAGGCCGCCCACCTCTCCAATAACGCCCCTGCCGAGTGCTTTTAACCCCCCACTATAAGCCTGGTCGACAGCTGCTGTACCTGCTGCGTTCAAGCCTGTTTTACCAGCTGCTCCAGCAATTCCGCCCACTACAGTACCAATAATAGCAGCATTGTTGACAAACTGCTCACCATATCGTGAGGCATCTTTTAAGGCGCCCTTAGACTTCTCTAGTTTCTTATCTACGTTTGTGTCAGAAATAATCTTCTGGAGTTGAGCAGAGTATGCCTTAGCTGACATCTTGCCAGCATGGAAGTCAGCCGTAGCCTGCTTCATAAGAGCATCACGCTTATCTAGTGTCTGGCCTACCTTACCCTTGTAGTTAATACCAAAGCCGCTAAAACCGGTATCTTGTATAGAGCGGATTATCTGGGGGGCTTTTGCGAATGATGAACCTGCAAGCATACCACCAACACTATGCTGGATAGCACCAGGTATGCCACTTAGAGACTTGGCGACATTGCCTACGAAGTTACTCTTAGGGGCGGCCTTTATGTTTAGTGACTGATCTGACCCTTGTACGCGGGCATTAGCCACACGGGCGTTTGGGTCGTAGCCGTTATCAGCTAGAACTTTATTTACGTAATCCATATTCGCCATAGCTACCTCAGCTTGTTATATATTGAGTTTGAACCAAGCCCACCACGTATGACTTGTTGTGCCCTAAGGTCGGGGTTATTAGAGAGTGGGTCCTTGAATACAGGGCTAAGCTTGTTCTGCACAGTATTGGTCTTCCAGTCGTAGACAAGCTGTTTACCTGGGGCTGCTGGAACACTAGACTTAGCAAGTTGTGCCTGGTAAGAGGCTTGCTGGGCGGCAGCCTGTGCCCTGTTTGCCTCCATGACCTGCGCCTGTCTTTGAGCTTCAGCTGCACGCTTCTCATCAACCATCTTCTGCAGTCCAGTTATTTGTGACAGTTTGCTCATGGCATCTCCAGCAAGTCTAAAACCAGCCGCCGGTGCACCAAATGTTGCCGCATTGAGAATATCCCCTAACCCACCGCGCCCAGCAGATAGTTTACGTACGCTGTTTAGACCCTGGCCAAGTGGGGTGTATTTAACTGCAGCCCTTTCCCCAATTTGCTTATCTGACGCTGCGGTAGCCTGGGCAGGGTCGTTCTTAGCGATTATCTTCTGCTGATCTTGCATCAGAGCCGAGCTATAGTCACTATTTGGACCACTTATGACACCGGCGTACCTGCCGTCAGGAAGAACATGTACAAGGTTCCCATCCGGAGTACGGTAGTAAGCCATCGTAGGGTTATCTGGGTTATCAACCTTAAGCCGGACAGTCTGTCCATTAACAGTAAAGTCGGTACCGGTTGCACCACCACCCTTGAATCCTAGCTTCTTGAATGCGTTATCATACTTCTTATTGGCTTCAGAGCTAATGTTATCTGCGTAAACTCCTCCGGCGACAGTTCCTGGGGCATTTTCATTTCCACCCAACCACTTATACCCAACAGCGCTCCTATCTTGTAGTGCTACAGTACCATCCTCTAGTACCTTAGTGTTAAATGGCGCCTGGCCATGTTGTACCTCGTCACCCTTAAGGCCTGAAAGTTTTGTAGCAGCTTTACTATTCGCGGCAGCGAACTTCTCAGCATAGCTTTGCAAATGTTCATCCTTTAGTCCGTACTTGCTTGATATAGTTCCATCTGGGCCAATCTGGACAACATCTTGTAGTACAGCCTTATTAGCGTCAGTGAGTTGCTTCTTCTTAGTGAGGTATTCAGTCTGGCTTACTCGTCCATTCTTGAATTCTGCGTCTAATAGTTTTGTTGCGGTATCTAGGGTTCCAAGCTTTGTATCTATACCCTTCTTGACAGCTGCATAAGCCTTATCACTAGCTCCTGCAGCAGCGTTAGATGCAGCTATCTGCTCGTTCTGGATAGTCATACTTAGGCGGTCTAGGGTGCCATATAGCCTTTGAGCTAGGTTATCGTCCCCACTATCTACTGCTTGCTGGTAGAGACCCTTAAGCTGTGAGTATTTTTGGGTATTAGACATGTTACCCTCTAACACTTGGTTAGAAAGGCGGCCTGTTTCAGCACTTACAAAGCTTCGGTTGGCTGAGTTAGCCTTCTGCTGGAGGGTTATCTGCTTAGATGGGTCTATCCCCTCGTAGCTTTTAGCCCGCTTGTTTAGATAATCTACGTACTTCTGGGCGTCCTCGGCGGTTTTTGCACTGAGCTCCCAGTTGTAACCCTCTATCTGGTCTTGGAGGTTCTGACTTTTCTCATAAGCAGATCGTGCAGAAGATATAAGGCTTGAAACGTTTCCTGCGTTACCATATCGTCTCGCCATGCTTAGGCTCCATTCTGCTGGTTAGCCATGTTGATAGCTCCCTGTGGGCTTACGGCTGGTGCTCCTGAGCCCGGCATAGAGGCAGATTGTCCCTGGTTCTGATCTGGGGTTAGTTGGAGGTCTGGTTGGTTATTGCCCTGGTCTAAACCATCAGTTTGGGCTTCCTGGCCTGGGGTCTCAGCTGGCATAGGCTCGCCCATAACCTTAGAGACAACTTCCATGTTCTCTTGTGGGTCAACTGAAGCATCAGCCTTAACATTGACATTGTACTTAACTTGTGGTGGAGGTGGTCCGGCTGGTGGAGCAATAGTTTGCTGGGCAAGTTGTGGGAGTTGACGGCCAAGAATAGCTGCACGTACAGGGTCGCGCATGTCATCTCTAATGCGGTCTACTTCTTCTGAAGTATCCTCTACCCCCATAGCCTCTAAGAAGGTATCAACCGAGGTGTTACCGGCGTTAAAGCGGTTCTGCCACATCTGCTGGTAAGAGGCGTCTTCGCGGCGGAGTACAGATGGCCACTTAATATAAGTTCTCCAACCTTCATCCTCTACAGCTTCTTTTAGTTCAGGGGCGATCTTAACCGAAAGTTTGAGAGCGTCTTTGAACATCTCATTAAGAACAGGCTCGTGGTTCTTCTGCTTAGATTCAACAATATCCACCACACCTTTAAGGGTAGTCATAAGAGCCTGGTTAGAAGTTGGGTTGATGGTTGGGTCGTCAAACAGAACACGTCCGATTCCTAGTACACGGACAAGGCTATCCTTGAGTTCTTCAATGACTTGACGTGAGGCTGGTCCAATGTCCTGCTGATGGCCTAGTTCAGAGATATCCTGCTCTAGGGTCATAGGTATAAAGGTGGCTGTCTTACGCTTACGAGTAGGAATAGTCTGAGACACAAAGCCCTTAGCCTTGTAAAGTGGGGAGATCTCTTTATGGAACAGGGTGATCCAGGTAGACATAACCTCAATGAGGGTCTTATTTACGTGGATGGCAGAGCTGGAAATGTCAGAAGCACCGTGGGTTCTACGTGGAACAACCTTATTAGGGATTCTCCAGTAGCGGGGCATGTAATCATCAGCCGTGATAGCCTCAACTATCTTATCCCCCACGATTAGGACGTTAAATAGCTTCTCTTCACCTGGCTTGCAGCGGTAGAATGAGTCCTTACCACTGTAGCACCAGCCCACAACGATGCCGGTGAATTCAATAAGGGTAACCATCTTCCTACCCGACTGGGTTGCAGGGGTTGGGCTTGCAGCATTCGTCTGGTTGATTGGGTCGGCAGTGTTGTTATTAGTGAACGGGTCGCCTTCTGTTGTAATAGACATCAGCTCACCTTGGGCAAACTTAGAACCGTAGTTCTTTTGAGCCTTAGCTAGGGACATTTGGTACACGTAAGCATCCCCATCACGTTCTCTGAAGTTAGAGTCCGACCATAAGGGGAAGTAGTTCTGCGGAGTCTCTAGTAAAGAGATGACTACCTGTCCGTTCTTCTTGTCTAGGTAAGACTTGTAGATGGTTTCACCATAAGCAGAACCTAGTTCAGCACCTTGCTCAAACTTAGCCATACCGCCGTTGTCTTCGATAATAGCAGCCATAACCCTCTGGCGGGTTTCAGCAAAAGCCTTAAGCTTCTTGTTCTGGAGCTCAGCAGCCTTAAGCTCTGGAGAGCCATCTGGGTAGATTGAGAGGTCTTGCTTGTTATACGTAGAATAGATCTGGAAGCCTCTACCCATAAACTGTGACGTGTGGATCTGTACTGCCCTTTGGAGGTAGTTAAACAAGGTCTTATCTGAACCATCCGGGAAGTCGATGTTCTCAAACAACCCATCCTCATAGATTACACGATCACGTTCATTCATGTAGACGTTGCGTGTGTTGACGTCTTGCTGAACCTCACGTAAAGCAGTCTTAATGTCTGCTACTAGCTCGGCTCGGATTTCTTCTTGATTCATATTTACCAGTCAATTTGTATTAGTTCAACGATTTCTTGGGTAGGCTTACCATCGGTGGCTAGCCAGCATGCTAAGGCTAGAGATATAACTCGGTCGGTAGGGAGCTTAGTATCATCTTCTCTATATATAGATAGTTGCTTAACTAAGGTCGGTTCGTTGGGTATTCTTAGCTGATCTTTTGACATGAGCTTCCGCGGAGCTAAAACAATCTCTGCCTTTTTAATCCTGCGGTGGGCAGTAGCAACTGATGGAGGGATGCCCTCTGGCTGTCCTGATCCCCAGCAATACGTGGCTTGCTGGATATTCTGCGGCATGTCCTTATAAAAACGCATAGACTCCCCATTCCAGGTTTCCAAGATGATGCGGATGTTATCTGTCAGTTTTTCAGTAGTACCGGGTTTTGAAACCATGTAAGACTCAATCAGGTCTAAGAAGTCGTTCATATGCGCCTCAGGACTCTTGGAGTTACCCTTAACGGCCATCTGCCGTACAACCTTATAAGGGAATTTGGTGACATCTAAGACGGTGTAGACCATCTCGTCCTCGCCCATGGCGGTGTCGATTCCAACAACGTAACTATGACCCTTCTGGTACCTGACGCCGCCGTTGAGGGAGTCATCTTTTGAGGCCATGATGTCTTTCGTGGGGTAAAGGGCGTCCCCAGCGAAGACAAACTTCCCATACAGAACCTGGTCAAGAATTGGGTTGCCCTTAAGGCGGGCTGTTTCGTCCTCAATGTAGTTGGGGTTGTTTCTGAGTAAGAAGATGTTCTGGGCGATACTACCCTCTTGGGAGTAATAACCCGGTTCGTGGTTCATACCCTTCTCAAACAGCTCATAATGGTCAAGGATAGACGCGGACCGCATATCTGGAGTGGAAACGATATCTAAAGACCCATTAAGGTCAGCTAAACGAGGAATGATGTTGGCATCTAGTTCGTACTTTAAGTGGTTAGAACGCCCCCCTTCATCGTAGGAGATGTAGCCAAAGTTCTTACCTTGAATCGAGTCGCCCTTATCTTCGCCTGTAGACCGAAACAGGATTTCAGTGTTATTGACAAATGGTATGAGATATGGTGTGGAGTTTCTTATCCCCTCTTCCCGTAAGAACCAGCTAATCTGGCATTTGTTGTTTATCATCGAACCGTCTTCCTGGGGTATTGGGAAGGAAGAGGTCATAATTGCCTTTATAGCATCAAAGACGGGTTTGGTCGCGTCGGAGTGCGGGGCGAGGTTGGCTGTCCTATATTGGGTTCTGGAGTGTGCTTCGGTGTTGCCTCGTCCTACCCCTACCTTGTAGAAATTGTGGTGGATGTGCTTCACAGCAATGGTGATACTCTTCCCCCATCGGTTAGCAGGTACAAGGTTATTCACCTTAGCATGGGCGTTTAACAGGAAGGTCTTCTGCCCTTCGTGCATAGGCAGTCCTAATAACACCTCACTAAAGTAAGCAATGTCATTATATCCGCGGGTTAAGGCCTCCTGAAGGTCACTCGGCAGCATTATCTGCAATTACCTTAGGTCGTTCGTATTGGATCTCCCCACTCTGGAAAGCCTGAACCATCTTCATCAGTTCAATCGCCTGGTCCTTTTGTTTAGACTCTATATCAGCCTCTTTATTGGCGGCACTTAAAACAGCGTTGGCATTAAGCTTAATGTCGCCAGCTTCAATCCCCTCTACCCCTTTATCCATAATCAACTGTCGAACGTCACTATGTCGGACAAGCTTGTCTATTTGGGCGTTGACCGTAGTTTTGTGGATACGATTGAGTCTGGCGGTTGTTAGGTCGTCCTCTGTTGCAGCCTGGTGCATACGGGCATGTTTATAGAGTGAAGGGTACTCAAAGTCCTTCTGGTAGTCCTTAGCTATAGCCTTTAAGGATTCACCACCCTTAACAAACTGTCTGGAGTTGTAGATCCTTTTAATAAGTTTGGGGTAGCCCGAAGCCTCTTCCGCCCGGATCTTCTTACAAACCTTACACTGGGTAACGAACTTTATAGCCATTGTGCCTCCTTTATAAAGCCCTAGCGGTACAAAACAAGCCAGGGTGGTATACCTCTAGTATGTGCAAGAAGGTACTAATTCGTTAGGCTGCACTCCTACCAGTAGCCGTCAGTCTGCCTGTGGCTGCACTTCTTGTTACAGGAGTAGTGGGGTAGAGTTGTATGTCCGCGAACCAAGCATCCATGATGAGGGTAGCCGCACCGCCGTTACCTGCGATATTGGGCATTAATGATAGCCATCTAGCTGTCGATGTAGTCGTGACTGTGCCTGTGTACTGTGTCCAGTCAGTAGTAGTTTTAACAGTTGTAGTTGTAGTGGATGTACCCGCGGTGCGGTTACCGCTGAACGGCTTTATATGCATGTACGCACCTGATGTTGCGTCGCCACTCACATAGTTAGTTTTCATCCAGAACGAGTAAGTATAGCTTGTAGACGGCAGTACAGATATATAGTCATCCCTGTTAAAGTCACCCATGCTGGCTGTTACGAACGAACTTACAGCCGTTGTCGACATTTTCAGTGAGTTCTTACCATTGTACTGGTTAGTCGTATCTATCATTATTCCGCCCGAACCACCCTTGTCCCAGTAGTAGATGCCAAACACCCTATCAACTGCAATGCTCGGGGAGACGGTTCCGCCGTTGGCTGCACCTGTGGCAGTCCCATTCAGCCACTTGTAAGCTGTAGTCTGCAAGACATTAGTCGGGGGCACAATACTAAAGTCTCCATTGTAAACCATGTTATTGTTCACGGTCTTGCGGGTCTTGGTAGGTGCATCCCGGTGCCAAGTACCTGATGTTATAGTACCGTTATTACCGTTGCCTGATGTGTCGTAGGCTATAGAGCCAGCACCTTCTGATAGGGGATAGAACGCTATAAGGCCAGATGATGGAGTGGTGCCATTGTATAGAGCTAAAATCTCTACAGATGTAAGAGCACGGCTCCATATGCCAACATTTGACAGGTTCCCCTTTAGGAAGTCGGTTGCACCGTTTGTACTACCGATGTATGAGTGCGTGGCTGCTGTTGGGCCAACTTTGGTCAAGGCAGAGCCGTTAACTACTACTTGGCCGTTCCTATATATGTATGCTAGTGAACCTGACTGTATTACGGTTATGTGCTGCCATTCACGGACGGTATTGTCTGATACATCGAATACTGACGGTGCCCCTTGATACAATGTGACCTTACCAGTTGAGCCAGCTGCTGAAGAGCCCAATATAATAGACTGTCCAGTAGCTCCAAAATTGTAGGTATTCCCCTATACGGTACTTTTCTTACTTGTGCTCTTTATCCAAAAAGAGAATGTAAAGTCACCAATGTTGATGAGTGAACTTGGCGTCCCTAAGTCGATTGATGTACTAGAACCATTAAAGTACAGGCTCGCATTAGCGTTCTGTATGGTCTGTCTCATGCTAAACCTCTAGGGTTTTAGCTTCTTGAGCCTTGTTTACAATCTTGGTAAGTTCAGGGTCTACTACTACAGAAGGTTGGTCTGCTACTACTGCGTTAGCGAACTTGGATAGAATAGCGTCTACTTCTTCTTTGCTCTCAACAGGTAAGTCTCCGCGGGTGTCTTCCATTACAACTGTTGTACCACTTAAGACCTGGAAGGTTACCTTACCCTGTTCGTCGATGTTTGTTATCTTGTATTTAGCCATGATTAACTCCAAAAAATTGTTATGTCTGCTGTCCCACCGATTGTGGCATAGAGTCCTGTAGAGAACTGGACATCAGAACCAAGGTCTACCATGATACCTGAACCTGCTGCGAAGGTAATAGTGTTAAGAAGAACGGTTGTTGCTGCGGATGTGTTATCCCATAGCTTGAGCGTACCTGAACTGTGTGAGTTCACTACGAACCCTGATACTACCCCTGCACCTGTCTTGACAAGGGCTGAGGCGGACAGATTAGTATAAGTTGCTAGGTTTCTTACCTTCATGATGTCGTTCGTTAGGTCTTCACCTGCGATCTTAGTAGCCATAGAAGTAGTGTCGCTGAAGGTTCCATCACCATTATCTATGAGTTTTCTGTTCCCGGTACTATTCGGGATGTATGTGTCTGCCATATTGTTTCCTTAGTTATATAATCCCGCCCACTTACTTATATCTTGTAGGGGGTGGCCAAAGAATGTTAGGCGACATATGGTACTTATAGCTCATTTCAGGCAGTCAAAGGGGGTGCTACAACATGTGGGGTCGCCAGTAATACCCCCCAGTACCCCCTTGCGCATATGTAGGGTTTATGATGTTGCTAGTGTTTTAAGGGGTTGCCTGGCCTCCCAACCTGTAAACAACGTCGCAGAATGGTGGTTGCACGACGTAGCATAGTTGCTGCCCTGTTGTGTGTGTTGTGTTGGTGGTTGGTAGATCTGTAACCCCTCCAAACCTGTTACCCCTTGCCCCTCGCCACCTTGCCCCCTTACCGGCACACACTAGCCTACTCAGCTACCGCTATACTGCTACGCTACAGGTAGGCAATGGTGTAGTGGTTAGCTTATAGGCTATTGTATCTTCCCTACTATAGAATGATGTATCATGCTCAGTTGTATTCTTTTGTTCTCGCGGACTTCCTGGGTATTGTTATACAATGTTATGTTCTTATGGCAAGGTTTAGGGGTATAAAGTGGATAATAATGGCAATAATCTTTGTGAATACTGTTGACAATGGTTACACCGTTGTGATACAATGGATGTAGGTAAGGAAGGGATAGGGATACAAGGCCACCCATGCCAAGCAAGGCTAAGGCAAAACACCACACTTACTAAGCACACTAAAACATCAGTACACTATCAGGGTAATACCCTGGCCAACATAGCCTCGCGTGGCTCCCTGGGCAACATTATTGCTCTGATTGTGTACTGATAACAAACAGGAGGGTAAAAAATGAAGCAAATTAAAAACGCGCCAATGAAGCAAAATCTTGCAGATATCTTCAAAAGCGCGTCATACATGGTTGCAAGCTTGCTTGCTTTCACAATAAAGCTTACAGCACTAATCATACGCAAAACTTTTGCCGGTGTCAAAGCTGTAGCAGTAACTAAATAAGGAGGCAAAATGAACACAATAACCTACGATAAAATGCGTGAATATATGGTCGACGTGATGGGTTACGATGTAACCGAAGCCGAGCAGTTTAACGACGCGGAAGTGCTAGAGATAGTAGAGCCTAAGATGTTCGATCTAATCAAGTTCGCAGAAGCTCAATAACACAATAAACTAATTACGGCCATGAGCCGGAGGAGTAAATAAAATGTATAAGGCAGACATTGAATACAGGGCTTACGAGGACAATTTTACCGAGGGCCAGGACTTTGACCTGGTGAATAGCTGGAACGAAGTTATAACGGCCGACACGGCAAGCGAGCTACGCAATAAAGTTTTAGAGGCCACCTATAGCAAGTGGGAAGATCTGGACGACGACCAAATGAACGAATATGACTGGTGTACCGAGTACCATGCTAGCTACCTAGCTAATGCGGACAATGAGGGCGAAGCTACCAAGGCCGAAATTGAGGCCTGGAAGCAAGGCGAGATTAAACTATATGCCGTAAACTGTCATATCCTAGTTACTGAAGTAACAGAACAGAAAGCGAGCCTGTAATGACTAAAAAAGACTACGAGCTAATCGCCAGCACTATTGCTGGACGGCTAGACAACACTAGAAACCTAGACAAGTTAGGTTGGGGCGAGGGAGAAATAGAAACCGGCGTTGCCGTGCTTGAAGATCTCGCACTATTCCTAAGCTCAAGCCTAGCACAAGCAAATGACAAGTTTAACTCTAGCAAGTTTTTACAGGCTTGCGGGCTGGAGGCATAAAATGAACACCTTACAACCAACCAAGCAGGGCACCGTGAACCTGCATGACAAGTACGCTAGCACTGAATGGGAGCAGCTTTGGGCAGATGATACGTATGCAGCGGTACTATACCGACAAGACAATGGCAAGTTTACAGTGCTAACCGACGACCACTGGGGGACTATGAACACTAGGAATATAGCGGGCTTCAGCGAGGCGATGGACTACTGGAACGCCAGCATAACCAGACACCTAAACAAGCTATACAACTAAAACAAAACAAACCGAGCTATAACCGGCAACGGCCTTGAGGCCTAGACCGGGCAAGCCATCCGCAAGGGTGGCTATTTTAATAAGTGGAGGGTATATGAACAAATTCAAAACTAAGAACGGAGTGACCGTGCACGAATACAC